AGATTGACTGGATACAGGCTGAGTTGATGTCTCGTATCTCAGCCAACGGCACCATGCTGATTGTGGGTACGCGCCTAGCACCGCGAGATCTGTACAGTGAGATCCGTGATGAGAAGCGTTACCCCGAGGAAGACTCCCCGTGGTCGTACCTGTCCATGCCAGCGGTCCTGGAGTTTGCTGATGACCCGCATGACTGGAAGACGCTGTGGCCTAGAAGCAACCAGCCAGAACCTGGCACACGTGAAGCACTAGCCGATGCTGATGGCCTGTTCCCGAAGTGGGACGGCACCCGGTTGAAGAAGAAGCGTGCACGAGTAGCCCCACGTACCTGGAGCCTGGTATACCAGCAAGAGCAGGTCGGGGACATGGAGGTGTTCTCCACCGAGGATGTACGTGGATGCGTGAATGGATCGCGCATGGCTGGTGCCATGAACCCGGGTATGCCGGGTGTACGGGCCGAAGGCATGGATGGCCTGCAGATCGTTGCAGGCTTAGACCCGGCGACAGCAGGGTACACCGCAGCGGTCGTGATAGGGCTAGACCTCACCACGCACAAGCGGTACGTGCTAGATGTGAAGAATAACCAGGGCATGAAGCCGGATGAACTGCGTCAGATGATCAAGGATTTGATTGCTAAGTACAAGATCTCTGAGTTCAGGATTGAGAAGAACTCATTCCAGTCATTCTTGACCGATGACCGGGAAGTGAACGACTTTGCCTCCCGGGCCGGGTGCGTGATCAAGCCGCACTATACCGGTACGAACAAGTATGACCCTGATTTTGGTGTGGCAGCCATGGCACCCATGTTCGGTAACTGGTCTGAAGGTAACAACTTGATTGAATTGCCATCCCTGATGGGATCGGAGGCCGTGAAGGCCCTCGTAGAGCAGTTAGTTACCTGGCAACCAGGCATGCACAAGAAGCTGAAGACCGATGCAGTAATGGCATTATGGTTTGCCGAACTGGCGGCTAAGGACCGTGACACGCGAGGCATGTACCAGCAGCATCACTTGAAGAACCCGTTCACGTCCCCACGGGACAAAAGCAGGCAGCAAGTTATCCGTATTGATGAGTATTTACAGGCCCAACAGGCCGGAATGATCTGAGGAGGTGACGCACTTGTACAACAAAGAGCTTTCTGACAAGGTCGAGAGGCTTCGTAAGGCCAATATCGACCGCGATACGAGAATGCGTGCAGTATCCATGGTGCGTCAGGGACAAGCGAACATGCTGTTCAAGGACCTATTCCCTGGTGAATGGCCTAAGCCGATCATCTCTAACACCATTGACGTCATCGCTCAAGACGTCGCTGAGCAAGTTGGCGTTCTGCCCACGTTCACGGCCAGCGGTGACAGCGTCATTAACGAGTCGCAGCGTTCCAAGGCAGACAAGTTGACCAAGATCACCAACCACTATGTCTACGCTTCCCGCCTGGGATCTAGACTGATTCAGGGTGCCGACCGGTTCAACACCTATGGTTTCCTCCCCGTCAGGGTTGAGGCGCAGTATTCCGATAAGCGACCCCACATTCACCTTGATGACCCGATGGGTGCCTACTACGAAAAGGACCGTTGGGGCAAGGTAACGCTGTACGTAAAGACGTTCCGTCAACGCGCACGCGAACTGGCTGCCATGTTCCCCGAGCATTACGACCTCATCGTGAAGAAGGGCTACGGCGGTCGTGATGATGCCGGTCGTTTCCTCACGGTGGCTCGCATCTACGAGGCCGATAAACTGTCACTGATCCTACTGGATGGTGATAACACGGCAGGACTGGTGCTATCAAGCACCGCCAACCCACTGGGGAAGATCCCTGTGGCTGTCGCCGAGCGTCCCACCATTGATGGTGAGCAGCGTGGAGCGTTTGATGACGTGCTGTGGGTGTTCGCCGCACGAGCCAAACTAGCCTTGTTGAGCCTGGAGGCTACGCAAAAGAGCGTGGAAGCCCCGATTGCTCTGCCACAGGATGTGCAGGAACTGGCATTCGGACCCGACTCCATCCTTCGGTCACAGTCACCGGAGAAGATCCGTCGTATTGGGCTGGAACTACCGCAGTCAGCCATCGTGGAAGACCGCATTCTTGACGATGAGATCAAGTTCGGTGCCCGGTACCCCGAGGCTCGGGCTGGTCAAAGTGACTCTAGCGTGGTTACAGGGCGTGGCGTTCAAGCACTGATGAGTGGTTTTGACGCACGAGTCAAGACAAACCAGATGATCATCGGTGAATCCCTCACGGATGCGCTGATGCTGTGCCTGGAGATGGATGAAACCATCTGGCCTGACACGAAGAGGACCGTGAACACGGTCACCAACGGAACACCGTATGAACTGAAGTACACCCCGTCCAAGGATATCAAGGGCGATTACCGCGTTAACTACGAGTATGGCTTGCTTGCAGGACTTGATCCCAACCGTGCTCTGGTGTGGGGATTGCAGGGACTGGGTGCTGGACTGTTTTCTAAGTCTTTCATGCGACGCAACCTGCCATTGAGCATGGATGTCGCTGAAGAAGAGCGCGTGATTGATGTGGAGCGTCTGCGGGACGCGACCATGGGCAGCGTGGAGGCACTGGCTGGTGCTATTCCACAGATGGCTAGCCAAGGTCAGAACCCGCAGGAGATCGTTCGCATTATGGGAGAACTGGTTGAAGCCCGTAAGAAGGGTGTACCAGTAGAGAAGGCCGTAATGAAGGCCTTCAAGCCTCCCGAACCAGAACCCCCCGCCCAAGGCGATGGCAACTCGGAGCAGATGGCATCTATGATGCAAGACCCCTCTGTTGGATCTGCTGCGCCCCAGGCTGAGGGTGGGGTCCAAATGGAAGGGGTACGCCCCGAGCCACCTGGCATGATGCAGTTGCTGGCTCAACTGTCTGGTAGCGGTCAACCGGGAACCTCGGTACGAACCGTTCGACAGTCGCGTATTTAGGGCGGGGGCTTCGGCCCCCGTCCTCCCCGAGGAGGACACATGGACTTTATTACTGGATTACTTAACTACCTGAAAGAGAACGCTCCTGGTCAGCGTGAGTTTCAGGTGAGTGATGACCTCATGGAGCAGTACCTGCCTGGGTGGAAGGGTACACCGGTGCCTGAGTCGGATATCAAGCCAGAATCTGACGAGTTAGGTAAGGGGTGGCCCATTCCCGAGGTGGGACCACCGGAGCCGCAGTACATGCCCGAAGCACGTCAGAACAACAACGGTGCGTTTGGTCCCCCTCGCACAATGACTATCACCACCACGGACGGTCGCAGAGCAATGGCGAGAACCGATGGTAAGGGTGGCAAGCCCAAGATTATTCGTTATCTACCGCAGGTGAAGGGAGGCCTAGATGTCTAAGGAGATCATGGTCCGCATTGATTTGGGTAGTGCCAGTGTCACATTCATGGCTGAGGGAGTTGCCTACAATCCCGATGTCGCTGACGACATGGTGCGTCGTGCACAGCAATCCTTGCAGTATGCGGTAGATATGGCTATCAACATGGGCATCCCACAGGGCTGGGATGAACTGGATGATGACTGCCAGTGCGATAACGAGGAATGTGACTGTGCGGACGGTGACTGCGAGTGTCCTCCCTCTGAGGATGACACGGTACGCCAATTGACTGACCGTGAGTTCCTTGAGAAGTTGATGAAGGGACTGACTGATGGCGACTAATCTTCCTACTAACCCGGCACCTGCGTCACCTCCTGGTGCTCTATCAAAGCGCACCGACGGAGGCCCGGGTGACTCACAGCCAATTCGTGACGTCCCTGGCGGTAACTACGGTGACCGTAAGGAAATGGAGATGATCCAGAAGGGTGCCCCGATGGCCCAGGCTCCCGATCCTGGCTCACAAGGCCCGGCACCTAGCACGGCACCTCCCCCGCCGGGTGGATTGTTTGATCCTACGGCACGACCGGATGAGCCGATCACCTCTGGTGTTGCCTCTGGTCCTGGACCTGGACCGTCGGACATGTCACAACAGGCCGACGAGGACATGCAGATGCTTGCTACGTACCTGCCCGACTTGCGTCGTGTTGCTGACGCCCCGACAGCATCAAACTCTTTCAAGGCCATGGTTCGGTACCTGGAGCAGTTTAATGTCTGAAAGGGACCACAATGATCCGTTCAAAGAGGGCACTTTCTTTGACAACCTTAACGCTGGCGTACTTGCTCTGGGGCCTGATCAACTCCCTGTAGCGTTTGACCTTGCTCGGATGAACTTCCGCAGCACCAAAGAGCGCGACAAGCTGTTGACAGTTCTAGGAAGAATGGGTGGTTCGCTTGAGTGAGCAGATGGCGGCGGCGCGTACTCGCCGTGGTGGTGGCTCATGGGGCGAAGACCCGAACGAGGCTGTCGTAGATCGTATCCAAGAGGAATACGGTCCCGAGAAGAGCAATAACCCTAATGATGTCGCGTACACCGGTGGTACTCCCACGCAGGCGTACGCATACCAGCACCCGGTGGAGAAGGCGGCAGGTAAAGCCCTCCCGGCTGCTATCGGTATGTCTCTGCCCACGTTCTTGCCTCCTATCTTTGACAAAGGTGGCATGTTCGGGCCTGATGAAGACAAGCCAGAGGGCAATGTTAGTACTCGTTTCGCTGACGAGACCAGTGAACTTATTGAGGCCACTGTCTACAAGGGCATGGAAGCGGTTGATTGGGTCTGGTCAAACACGGTCGCTCGCACGGCTAGTACTGTAGCAATCACTGCGGCTGACGTTCTTGACGGTGGAGAGTTCAAGGCTACGCCGTCGGACACGTGGAATCGTGCATCATCGGTGTCGTATGGTCAGGCGTACACCCAGGCCGGTGTCGCTACGTTGACGTCACTACAGTCAATCTTCGGTGTTGACACAACGGGACTTCTTGAAGACTGTAACGTGGACCTGTGGTCAGATGCGGATATTGCTCGCGCACAGCAGCAGGTGTACGCATACTCCACAGTCACCGGTGTTGTTGATACGGCACTGAACCTCCTACCTATTCCCGCCAGTAAGGGCGTGGGTGCAGCCTCTCGAGCTGCTGGTTTGAGTAAGACAATGAGTCGTGGACAATTCAAGAGGGTCTATGACGGCGGCATGCGAGGCATTGAGGCTCGTCAGCCTGAAGGCGCACCCATTGTTGTTGAGGGATCTGAGAATGTTAGGCAGTCCGGTCGTCGGATCACCGACGAATGGGACGTGCCACCAGAGCGGGTTGATGATCCCTCCCGTGAGGGTAGGCCACTGCGTGGAAATGAACTTGCCGATGAGGCCATCAGGATAGCAGCCACCGATGACGTTATTCGAATCATGGAGTCACCTCTGGTTCAAGGGCAGGTGGCGGCTGACCCGTTGAAACTTGCGAACATTCTTCAACGAGTGAAGGACCCGCAGCAGGTTCTGCGTATTCACTTGGCGACACTAGGTGACGTTAAGGCAGCATCCAAGTTGTTCAGGGATATGCCCCAAGAGGCGTGGCAACTGTCTGGCGTGAGCGATGTCATTAAGAAGGCTGACCCTGAGACGTACATCCCCATGAACGAGCAGATGAACGAGGCGTACTACCAGAGCATGGATGACTTTGATCGGGCACTGTATGACGCACTGATCACCGATGGTGGTTTCGCGGCACAGGGTGGCAGGACCATAGCAATGGGTCGCACGTTTGATAATGCGGTTCTTGACTCAACGGTCGGTTCCGCTACACGTAGTGCCGCTGGTGTTATGGGCAGGGCTCAGGTCCGTGCAGCAGAACGACGCACCGCCATTAAGGGTGGCGACTTTGATAAGTACATGTCAAAGCGTGCTGTGGTCACTGATGACGGCAGGGTTGAATACAAAACCACGATGCTTGGTCGCGCTGGAGCGGCAACGCAACTGATTGACTTCACTCCGTACTGGCAGGCAGCCCAGAACCGCGCACGTAGGGGCCTGTCGCAGCGACCGCTGAACGTTTTCTCTTACGCACGTACTCGTCCTCAGGACCTGAAGAATGAGTTCTTCGCCATGGTGGCTGAGTCACCGGCGTTGCGTGTGGGTAACCAGGTTATTGACGAGTTCGGTAACAAGGTGGATGCGGCTGAATGGACTCAGAACGCGGCACGTCGGCTGGTTGATGCCTCGGCCCGTAGTACCGCTGAACTTAAGACAACATTCCAGGCCATCCAAGAAGAGATGGTCTACCAGATCGGTCGCAATAAGGGCCTGACTAACGAGCAGATCGCTAGGCTGTACGAGGGATTCAACAACAAAGTCCAAGAGTTTATGAATGATGTCCGAACCAACGGTAAGTACGTTGACTCGGAAACATCTAACGTCATACAGTTTGACCCTAAAACCATTCGTGAACTAGCGAACAGCGAAATGACTGTGCCGTTGGAGCGACTGTCCCTGTACCTTGACGAGCATATCCCGTCTGATATCGGCGGTCTGTACCGGCGCAGCATGCAGGCAGATGCCTACGCTCGCCAACTGGGTACGGAAATGTTTGACATGGGTGCCATGTTCTTTAGGACAGGCATGCTCCTCAAGCCCGGTTACATCATGCGTAACGCTGTGTTTGAGCCGGGTATTACGGCGATGATTGCTCACATCGGATCTGCCCCTGGCATGCTAGGTCGTGACCTTCTCAAGGGTACTGGTCGTTGGTTCTACAACCGCCTGGGCGTAGACCTTCCCTCTATCTTCAAGTCCCTGCCCAACGCTAAGGCTAAGGGCGCAATGAAGACGGCGGTCACTCGGTACCGTACCGCTCTTCAGGTTCGTGATGACTTGATTGCTGAACTTGACTCGCACGTCCTCGGTGATGTGCCTCCGAGCATGATGGGTAACGCTGGGATCATTAGGAATCAGGTACACCAGGTCAATGCGATGTTGACGAACGTTTTTAAGACCATCGCTCACATTAGCCCTGAAACGGCAAGGGCTCTGG